AACATTATCCGCAAACACTTGGCTCTCTAGGAGGCATCATGGCAGAGTTCTTTCCACCAGTAATCTTTGAGATCAAAGCAAAGGCTACTGAGGCTATTGCATCCTTTGGCGAGGTTAATAAAGAACTCGTTAAGATGGAAAAGAATGGCGTTATTGCCAGCAGCGCTCTTGGCAAAATGCAAACTGCTTCTAAATATGCTGGAACTGCGCTTCTTGGTCTTGGTGGAATTTTTGCTACTTTTGCCGTTGCAAGCATTAAACAATTAGATACAGTAGAAACCGCGCAAGCAAGGCTTTCTGTTGCCATCAAAGATACTGGCGTAAGTTTTGATGTTGCTAAACCTTATATTGATCGCGCTGATGAGGCTATGCGTAATCTTGGATTCTCCACTGCTGATACCTATTCAGCATTGGGAACTCTTACTACTGCAAGCCGTAATCCTAAAACCGCTCTTGATACTCTCAGCGTAGCCGCAGATCTTGCCCGCTATAAGCAAATATCTCTTGCTGATGCTTCAACACTTTTGGCTCGCGCAACTATCGGTCAGGCTAAAGGTCTTGGAGATCTTGGTATCGCTATCGGCAAGACTTTGCCAAAGGGTGCTTCGCTTGAGCAAATTCTTAAAGCCGTAGAAGATCGCGCACATGGATCTGCAACCGCATTTAGCAAAACTCTTGCAGGAAGCCTACAAACTGCTCAGGCTAATTTCCAGAACCTTGAGGTTCAAGTAGGAACTGGATTAGTTCCAGCGCTCAATAGAGTTGTTGGATGGATTAACAATACTGGTATCAAATCACTTAAAAGTTTCTTTGGTGTCATTAAAGATAATTCAGGTTTTTTTCAGACTTTTGTTGTTGCTCTTGCCGCAATATGGGTAGCACCTAAAGCAACCGCACTATTTACTTTAATTGGTTCTTTAATTGCTCAATACAGAGCATTAGCCGCAGCAGCGGGAGCAGCAGCATTAGCAGAAGGCGCTGCTGGAACTGCCGCACCAGAAGCGGGCGCATTTCTTAGAGTGCTTGGTTTAACTAGTGGCGGTGTTGTTGCTGCTGGCGCTGCAATCGCCGCAACGGTTGGATTTGGAATTTATCAAGCAGGAAAGAGCAACGCAAAACCCACTATGCCTAAAATTGGAGGCAAGGGCGGTGCGGCTGCTATGGCAGAATATCAAAGAGAATTAGCAGCATGGAACGCTGCACATTCATCATCTGCTGCCGATATTGCAGCATCTACAAAATATGCCGCTGGTGGAAGCATTGATAGCGGTAAGAAGCCACCTGCCGTTTCTACTGCTGGAGGTAAAAAAACTTCTATTAAGAAAATGGAAAAACTTACAGTTGGTGGAAGTTCATCAACTAACATCAATGTATATGTAGATGGAAGTAAAGCATCTGCTAAAGTTGCTACTCAAAACCAGCCTCTAAGGAAATAATATGACTCTTGGAACATATCAATTTCAATTTAGAGGCGTTGCTTTTGGTTCAGGAACTCCTTACATTGTAGAGAGCATTGATGGTCTAGGCACTCCAGCGCTTCGCGTTCAGGATGATAACCGAGGCTATATTGATGGCGCTTACTCAGGTAGAGATTTCTTTGAAGGTCGCACAGTAACTTTTAATATGCTTATTATTGGCGATTCCAATAAAAGCGCTCAATCATATTTGCGTGATTTCAGAGTTGCCATGACCCCGCAGGTTCAAGGTCTTTATCCTGACCCTTATCAGGGTTCTCAGCCTTCAGATACAACCCTTAACCTTTTCCAATATCAATTAAATTCTGAGTCATATACTGATACAACAATTAACGGTATCAAGCGTATGTGGGGTCGCGTTCGCAACATTACAACGCCCGTTGATCCAGATTACACATTTGGCTATATTGCCGTACAGGTTGAGTTCTATTTCCCAGATCCTCGCTATTATGACGATACCGCCAAAACCGCCTCTGGAACTACTGGCGTAGCCTTGGCTAATAACGGTTGGGCGGCTACCTGCCCTGCTATTACTATTGCAAGCCCTAGCGCAAGCGGAGCAATTTGGGATACCGTTACAGGTTCACGAATGAACTTTTCAAATGTCAATACTTCTTATCCGCTAGTTATTGATCTCTTACAACGCACCATTACGCAGAATGGCGTTCCTGCTCGAAATACTTTGGCTTACTTTGACAATGTAACTTCAGGTAATCCAGTTCAGGGCTGGCTATCTATCGCGGCAAACTACGCCCCTACTTGGTCTAGTACCCTTGGCTCTATGGCTATTACATATAGGAACGCTTACATCTAATGGCTATTAGCGATTACACCTATGTAACAACTCAACTGTATCAGTCGGGATCTACTCCCAATCCGATCATTGCTGAGTTGCCATTTACGCGTGTGAACTTTACTTCTCAGTTATCAAGTATTGGCGCGTTCTCTGGTGAGTTGCTTCTTTCAGGTGTTAATTCGGCAAACCTCAATGTTGAGGCTGGAACAACGCCCGGCAAAGTAATTCTTTGGGTTTTGCATGGTGGTATTCCTGTTTGGTCTGGCGTTATCTGGAACAGAGAGTATGACTCTGAATCTCAGATAATGAAGATCAACGCTCAGGAAATGCTCTCCTATTATCAGCATCGCCGTATCTACAAGTTCACAGGCTCTAGTTATTACCAGACAAATGCTGGCGGTACTGGTAGTGGCGGTCTTGTCTATGGCAACATCAGCACAGGTGTTGGCATTGATCCGCTTACCATGCTTAGCGATCTTTTAACTGGGGCTAACGCAAGCAGTCACGGAAATATCGGCGTTACCTATTTAGGGCCATCTTCATCTAGCGGTACTGCCATTCGCACATTCTTTGACTTTGAAATTAAGAGCGTTTATCAGGCATGGAAAGATCTAGCCACTAGCTCGACATTCTTTGATTTCCTTATTAAGCCATATCTTATTGGCGGACAACTTTACAATAAATTAGTTGCAGGAACTCCTACTTTTGGCGCTTCTTACAATGCCGCGCTTAACGGTTCTCTGAACTTTGAATTTCCTGGCAATATTGTTTCTTATTCTTATACCGAAGATGCTTCCCGCGTAGGTAACAATGTGTACGGCTTGGGCTATGGCGCAAACAACAACCGCTTGATTTCTAATTACTACGATCGCTCTAAGATTTACGGTTCTAATACTTGGCCTCTACTTGAAGAAAATGTCAATCTTATTGATATTGTCAGCACCGATCTTCTCAAGCAAACCACTATTGGCAAGTTGCTGGCTATTGGATATCCACCAACAACCATGCAGATTGTTATTCCTAGTTATGTTGATCCTTACCTTGGCACTTACGGCGTGGGCGATCAAGTCAAGGTTCTTATTAACGATGACCGATTCCCTAGTGGACTAAGCGCTACCCCAACTAATACGGCTACGGTCTATTCAGATGGTGGCGTTCTTCCTGCTACTGGATCTGCTTCTATTTATCGCATTGTGGGTATAGATGTTGAACCCGGCGAGAACGGGCCAGATCGCGTTACACTTACTCTTAACCTTCCATTAGCGACTACCTTAACGGCGGGATAAAATGAGTTCAGTTAATCTGCCAGCCAGTTTGTTTGATATGTTTCAGGCAATCAATGACCGTATCAATCGCCTTGAATTGGGCTATAACGGCCCACAGGCTTCAGCAGATGCCGCGCAAGGAACGGCGGTTAGCGCACAGGCTCTAGCTCTTACTTCTCAATCAACGGCAAGCACCGCACAGGTTCAAGCGATTAACGCGGGTATCCAAGCCAACCTTGCCGCTTCTCAAGCCACGATTGCTCAATCTCAAGCCACGATTGCTTCTTCTCAGGCAGTAGCCGCGCAAACTTCTGCCAATGGAAAAAACACAATTCTCTACGGTACAAGCGCGACACCCCCTGCTGGCACATATAAACAGGGCGATATTTACTACCAATATGACGGTAGCAATCACATTAAAAGCAATCAACAATATAACGGCACATCTTGGCAACCCGCTCCTTTTACTCAGGGAACATTTACCGCTCTTGATGCTGGCTCAATAACAACAGGAATTCTTAATGCTATTGAAATCAACGCGGGTACAGGCGGTACTGCTTTCCATGTAAGCCCAAGCGGTTATATGTCTGCTCAGGGTGTTTATGTCAAAGGAAACATCACCGCAGATTCAGGAACATTTAACGGAACGATTAATGCCCAAACAGGTTATTTTGGCGGCACTACTAATTACTGGTCTATTGGATCTCAGGGAATTACTGGCGTTGGAACTGCCACAATTACTGGCGGTCAAATTAATGGATCAAGCATAAATATTGGTAGTGGCACTTTCCAAGTAGATGCTTTGGGTAACTTAACATCTACTTCAGGAACTATTGGTGGTTTTTCAATTCAATCCACTTATTTGTATAGCGGGGCTTCGTTTTTCCTTAATGCCTCTACTGGAGATGCCACTTTTAATTCCGTAAATATTGGGCCTACTGCTATTTATAATTTTTCATCTACTGGGGTTCTTACTGCTTCATCATTTACTACTGGCGGCGGCGGTACTGTTGGAGGAAACTTCCAAGTAAATACTCTTGGTGCTGTAACTTACAACTCCACAGGTTATAACATTGGTTTATTTGGAACTGGCCTTCAAGGAACCGTTGCTGGCAGAATGTATAAAACTACTTCAGTATCTTCTAAGCGCTTTAAGCACAATATTGAGCCTTTTATCCAGCGCGACTATCTCAACATTATAAGCAAACTAAACCCTGTTACATTTAATTACAACGCAGATATTGTTGATAACCCCGAAGTTACTGCTTACGGCTTAATTGCTGAGGATGTGCAAGCAATTCCTGAAACAGAAGAGCTGGTTAATATTGGCGCTGATGGGCTTCCCGAGTCTATTGCTTACGATAGATTACAATGGTATGTAATTAAATCTATATCGCAACTCACCGACCGCTTAACTAAGTTAGAAGGCAAATAATGGAACTCCCTATTGATGAAGTATTAAAGGAGATGCGCGCAACTATTGGGTTACAAGCCCAAGAGATTGCTCTTCTCAAAGCCACAATAACCGCCCTCAAAACCCCGCAACCTTACACAACGGCAGTCACCGACAAGCCCGATGTAGTAGGAACGCAGGGAATCAAACCATAACCGAAAGGTGCTACCTTGTTTACCAATGTAAATGCCGCAACAATCATTTACTCGTACTTCTTTGTATTTGCCGCTTTGCTTGCTGGTATGGGGATGATCGCTCGCCACACCATTGCAAAATATACCGAGGAACTCAAGGATAAATTGAACCGCATTGAGTACGCCCTATACAACGATGGGCAGACCGGGCTTATTAACAAGGTAGATGCTCTCATTGAAAACCAGCAATCCATCAAAATTGATGTTGAGGTTATGAAGGCTCGAATTGAAGATCAATAAACTCTTACTGTGGAAACTGATCTCTATATTCAGAGTATGGTTTCAATCGTTTCTTGCTATCGAGGTTGCCTTACACATTAAAGACCTGATTAGCGGGCGATTCTTTTGGCAGGTATGCCTTGGAGCATTTGTACCTGTTATTATTCGATGGGCTACCCCTCAAGATGAATTCCCAGATGAGAAATTAAAATGACGGATGCACACTCAGAGCATCTAACGCTCCACATGATTACCAATGTTCCTGAACACGCGCCACGAACTGACGATCCTCATTACAATATGTTTAACGAGGCTAAGGCTCGCATCAAGCGCCAAGGGCTTTGGAAGTGTGTAGTTAATGACGATCTCTGCTCGGGCGAAGCCGAACTCCATCATTCCACCATCGAGTTCTCTCAGATTGAAAACACCGATCCCGTTAAGGTGGCTCAGGCGTTTGGGTTGCATTTTGAAAATGATGAGGATTTCCAAGCGTGGATTGAATCGCCGGGCAACCTAGAAGTTCTTTGTGTAGCTCACCACCGCACTCATTTTGGTATTCACGCCATTCCTGCCCCGCTTTGGGATGCGCTAAGATTTAGAAAGGCTGGCACATTACCAGCCGCCGAACATATCTCAGGAGATGACAATGGCAAGTAAAGTTAATTTCAAGATCAGCAAGTCAGAAGCAGCATATATCGAGCATTACTTCTACGGCATCCTTGCCGCAGGTCTTGCTGCACACGAAATCGCTCCACACGATTCACTCAAGGTAGTTGCAGGTAAGGCAGTAGTTGGTGGCTTGCTTGCTCCAATCCTTGCTCGCGTAAACCCTAAGTCACTTGTTAATCAGATTGATGAAGTAACAGGCGCACCAGCAACCCTAACTGCTCCAATCGTTGATGCTGCACTTGCAGATGCTCAAAAGATTGTTGCAGCAGAAGCAACTAAGTAACCTATGGCTAACGCGCTTGATGTAGTCCACACGGCACAACAACAAGTTGGGTTTGTTGAGGGCGCGAATAATGCTAATCCTTACGGCGATTGGTATGGCGTACCCAACGCGCCATACTGCGCCATGTTCGTATCGTGGGTATTTGCTCAGAACAATCTCTCTCATTTAGTAGCCGCGCAAACCCCTAAAGGCTTTTCCTACTGCCCTGCGGGTTTGGCATGGTTTCAGCGCAACGGTCAGATAGTTGCCAAATACGAAGGTCAGCCGGGCGATCTAGTTTTTTATTCCTTTGAGGGCAACGGTCAGGCTTCTCATGTTGAGATCATCGTAGGCGCAAGTAAAGATGGGCTTACAACCGTAGGTGGCAATACCTCACCCGATCACGCCACTAATGCTTCACAAGCAAATGGCAACGGCGTGTATTTCAGACATCGCCCTTATCTCTATGTCATGGCGATTGCTCGCCCTGCCTATTCAACAACTCTTAAACCTGCTCAGTCACTTGGCACAAATAAACTTATGGCAGGTGGCGTTGCTGGAGCTACGGCTCTTGGTGCTGGCGGAGTAGCCGTCACGCATAACACAACCCCAGCTACAACCAAGCCAAATACGACCTTTTCTGCGCCCGCATGGAACGCAAGCGATTTTAAGCCAAGCAGTAAAACTGCTGCGGTGCTTGCCGTTGAGAAGGCTCTATTTAAGGCTGGATTGCTCCCACAAGCCTATGAAAATAGCGGTTGGTCAGATACTCAAGCCTATGCCGTAAAAACCTTCCAGAGCGCCAATAAAATGCCAATTACGGGTATTGACCAAAACACCTACAATCAGTTAATGAAGAAATTGCCATGATTCGACTACGCCTCACAGATCCCAAGGCTTTGACTCTTGCCGCAGGTACGGGTATGACTGCGTGGGGTGCTACTGGGTTTTCAACTGATATCAAAAAAGTCTTGATGTTTGTAGTGCCGTCATTTATGGGTGGAGCTGCGGTTCCTCACAATCCAACAAGCCAACCAAACATCGCACCTGAATCTCACATCATTACGCCGTATCAAAACAATCTCACCGAATAACTTTTTTATTTTAACACACCCTCACCTAATTGGTGGGGGTCTTTTTTGTTTGTTACCCTTCTCTCAAGGGGAGGTTTAACTATGGCATTAGCCGATACATTAGCAACCGTTCGTTATGATTCTAAATTATGTCCTGTTTCTAGTATTTATCTTCAATTAAACGATGAAGATAGAAACGCCTTTGATAAAGCGGTAGAAAAAGGTATTTCCACTAATGGTCTTTTAACCGCACTTCAAAAGGAAGGGTTTGCAATTTCTTGGGCAAGCATTGAAAAGCACCTCAAGAAGATTTGTAAGTGTGCCAAATGAGCCTTAAAGATAACCTAGAGCCTGATCCGCAGATCGCCGATCTTCGCAAAGCCTTACTCAATACTCAGCGCCAGTTAGCCAATGTCAAAAAGAACAAGGATGATTTTACGGCGGCAGTAGTTCAAGCCGCGCACGATGCAATGCTTTCGGCTGGCGCAGTTCCGCCAGTTCCTACGCCTAAGAAAGACTCGCGTACTAAGAAGGCTGAAGTAGCTCTCTTACACTCAACTGATTGGCAGTTAGGCAAGCAGACCCTTACCTATAACTCCAAAGAGGCAGAGCGCCTAGTTAAGCAATCTATTGAGAAAACCATCAAGATCACCAATATCCATCGCCAAGATCACCCCGTTAAGGAAGCAGTCTTGATGTTAGGTGGAGACTTGGTTGAGAACACCACGATCTTCCCTAGTCAGGTGTACGAAGTGGATTCGGATGTAATGAGTCAGTTTGTGGATGTTTCGCGCATCCTCATAGACATTACGCGCACTCTGTTGGCGAACTTTGAGAAAGTAACCGTAGTCTGCGAGCCGGGCAATCACGGGCGTATAGGTAAGTTCGGCGAACTCCCTAAAGATATTAACTGGGACAAGTTGGCGTATATGTTTGCCGGACAAGCCTTAAAGGATGAGAAGCGCCTTACTTGGCAGATGAGCAAAGAGGACATTCAGCGCGTAGAGATCGGCAACTACAAGGCTCTGCTTATTCACGGAGACGAGATTCGATGGGGTACTGCCTCAACGATTGTCCGATTCGCTGACCGTTGGAGATCCGGCGCGTATAAGTTTTTTGACGAGGTAGATAAGATCACTAAGGGCTTTGACTTCAGAGACCTCTACATCGGTCACTACCACCAGCATCAGTCTTGGAATATGGCCAACGGGGAAGGTAGCGTGTTTATGTCTGGGGCGGTAGAGACAGGCAATAGGTACGCCAGAGACCTCCTAGCCGCCAATGGAGCAGCCTCTCAGCGCCTTCACTTCGTAGATCCCGAGAAGGGGCGTGTGAGCGCGGAGTATAGGTTATGGCTTGAGTAGCACCCGTAAGGGTGGTCTAAAAAATATTTTTTTAATTTCTATTAGAGCCAACAAGAAAGCCCCTCCACGCTGAGGGGCTTCTTTGTCGTATAGGGGGGATGGGGATTCTAGCCTTGTTCTTCGCCGTCAATCAAATCCTCGCCTGTAAGGGCAATATTGGACATTTTCATAGTATCTACGGCTTCGGCAAAGAGTTTAGTAGCTCTATTGCATAGATCGTCTAAATGGTCAGGGAAACTCTCGCTGGACTGGATTTCTACCTCTAGGTCATATACCCGAACCACAACGGAGATCATGCCCCAAGGATAGCGTAAAAAATACCTTACGAAATACTTCCCTTTGTCGGTGGTAAGCCGTAGTCTGTAACCAATGCCAATCCCGGCAGATTGAACTGGAGGCACAAATGGCTTACAACCTAGATAACTATGAACCAGTAGAAGTTCGACTAGAACGCTTTTGGGAGAAGTATCCAAACGGTCGCACTCATACTGCGGTGTTAGAAAAGACTGAGAACTCAATACTTATGATCGGATCTATTTATGCCGATCGCAATGACCTTAATCCGATTGCAACAGGAATCGCAGAAGAGATCAAAGGCTCATCACCTGTTAATCGTGATGCGTGGGTAGAGAACTGCGAGACGAGCGCTTTGGGTCGCGCATTAGCGAACGGTGGATTTGCCGCAAAAGGCAAGCGACCATCTAAGGAAGAGATGGAGAAGGTTGCTCGCCGTCAAGAACAACCTGTTGTAGTTCAATCGTGGACTGACGAGCAGAAGGCGTTAGCAGTTGAGGCGCTAGAGCAAGTTGCAGGTATTACTTCTGTGGCAGAACTCAAGTTGTTTTACCAAGGTTGCAACGAAGCAAATCTTTTAGATATCCCAACTAACGGAACTACGATCAAGAAAGCAGTTGCAGATCGTAAGAAGGAATTGGAGGCAACCAAATGAGCATGATGCACCCGCTACCTAGCGCAGAGCGTTCTCGCCGTTACTATCAAGTCCGCACCGTAGTCCGCGTTGTCTTTTGGAGCGTGTTCTTTATTGGCGGAGATATTCTTATCAACGCGATCACGGGGGTCAAATACTGATGATTACTCCACAACAAGTTGAGAAACGACTCTTTGATCTTTCTAAAGAGATGGATGAGGCACATGGCGATCTCGTTCAAGCCGAGCAGGAATTTCACGCGGCCTCGGCTAACTATGAAATTGCGATGGCTAAGGCTCGTATGAAGAACTCACATTCTGACCTGAAGATGACGGCAACGATGCGCGAGGATCAGGCTCTTATTGAGAACGAGGCTATGCACCTGCGCCTAGCGATTGCCGAGGCTTCGGTCAAGGCAAGCCGGGCGAATGTGAATCGAATCAAGACTCAGGTAGATATCACTCGCTCTATTAGCTCATCTATCAAAGCAACGCTGGAGTTGTAATGGCGGTTTGCACGATATGTTTAGAAATAAACAGGAAACTGCATAAGCATTGGTATAACTCTTACAAGGTTTATATCTGTACGAAATGTTCGATTGATTACCATGATCTATTAGATGCGGAGGAATCAGTTGGACATTATCAAGACTCTTACAACTGCGCTTAAAGATGCAGACTCAAACCGGGAGCGATCTAAGCAGGTTGCTCTTGGTGCTTCATCGGTTGGGGGTTGCCGCCGTCAGGCTTGGCATATTCTCCAACAGACCCCGACTACGAACTTTGATACCGAGAACTTAGCGGCGATCATTGGTACGGCGATACACGGAGCTATCTTTGAGGCTCTTAAAGCCGCCGATATTTTCGGTGACGATTTTATCCTTGAGCAGAACTTCAAGGATGAATACTTTGTGGGTAACTGCGATTTCTACTCGCGCAAAGATCAAGCGGTCTATGACTGGAAAAGCGTGACCCTTGCTAAGTTGGCAAAGGGCGGACTACCTACCAAGCAACAGAAGATGCAGGTCAATATCTACGCCAGCCTTATCTCTCAGGAATATCCGGTGAAAACCGTAGGGCTTGTCTTTATCCCTAGAGACGGCAAGATGAGCGATATCAAGGTATGGCAAGCCGACTACGATCCTAAGTTAGTTGAAGAGGCTAGGGCTTGGGTTGCTGATGTGCAGTCGCGTACTGAGCCACCTGCCCCAGAGAACTCAGCCGCGTTCTTCTGCCGGCATTACTGCAAGTTCTATGACCCTACTGGAGAGATTGGATGTGTTGGTAAGTGAGAGAAATAAATGTGCAAGGAACGGATTGGACAAGAGCTAATTGCCGAGGATTAAATACAGATATTTTCTATTTGGAAGAAAGCGAACTTAAGGATCGCGGTATGACGAACAGGGTTATACGCAAGGTTTGTTTTACCTGCCCTATCCAAAAGGATTGCTTGCGCGCCGGGATGGAAGAAGAGTACGGAATTTGGGGAGGCTTTACTCGATGGGAGCGCATGAAGATCCGCAACCAGCAACTCGCCGATGATGACTTAAACCCTGCTCGCCGTCAGTTGGAGGAGTTTGGCATTACCCTTGAGGAAGCGATTGAGGGGGCGGCGTGAACGATTTAACTGAGAAGGCGATAGAAGCCATAGAGCATATTCATCTATTGCGGTGCAATACCGATGATATGAAGAAGTGTGCTAAGAACCATTACGCCTTGATACTAGGGCTAAAGAATCAAGATATGGTCTTGGAGAATCAGATTCGAGCGCGGATTATAGACGAACTTACCGAGGCTAAGAATCTCATGGTGCAGACCAAAGAACCCGAAGAAGGTACGGCGGCTATGTGGATTACCTACGCATTTGATAGAGCTATTGGATTTACAAGGGGGCAGGAATGAAAGCCGTATCTTTATTTGCCGGGGTTGGTGGGTTTGACCTCGCTCTTACTCGCGGAGGCGCAGAAGTCGTTGCCTCAGTTGAGATTGATAAACACGCTAGGAAAGTCCTAGAGAAAAGATTTCCAACAACTACTCATTTGGAGGATGTAAAAAGTGTCACAGGAAAACAACTCTTTGAACTCGGATTTGACTCAGATGGAATTATTGTCGGTGGATTCCCCTGCCAAGACCTCTCAGTTGCAGGAAAGCGTAGAGGACTTGCTGGCGAACGCTCAGGATTATTTTTTGAAGTGGTCAGACTCCTTGACGAAACAAAAGCGAAGTGGTTCATCCTTGAAAATGTCCCCGGATTATTGTCATCTAACGGAGGAAGAGATTTGGGTATCGTCATCGGGGCGCTGGCTGAACTCGGGTATGGGGTCGCGTACCGGATTCTTGACGCTCAATACTTTGGAGTACCCCAACGCCGTAGAAGAATCTTCATTGTCGGATGTCTTGGAGATGACGGGCGAACACCTGCACAAATACTCGCTATCGGCGAAGGCCGCGCAGGGTATCTTGAGGCGAGCAAATCGCCGGGGAAAGGTACTGCCCGATCAACTGCAGAGAGCGTTAGAGATATTGGCAAACGAATCGGAAACTTTGAATTAGAGTCATTCCCACAGGGCGGTGCAAGCCCAACCTTATCTAGAGAACGCGCACACGATACTTTTATTTACGAAGGGGGTGAATAATGAATTGGGGTAATCAGATGGGCTTCTGCCCACAATGCGGTAAGGCAATTTCAGCAAATGATTTTATTTCTGGGGGGCATGATGTGGTTTGTAAAAAGCAAGAGAGCGCAGAGTGATACCGACTACGAAACTTGGATCGCGGGGGGGGTAGCAACTACTTTGAATGTTATGGACAACACGGGCGATAGCCGAGCTACGGTTTTAATTTTTTATGGCAATCGTGTAGATGACATTCGTATTCAAGGAGATGTTATCAACACGCTTCAGGCAAGAATGGGAACAGGTGGGGGCAATATGCCATTGATGAACGAAAGCCAAACGGTTAGACGATTAACTCCAGTTGAGTGCGAGCGTTTGCAAGGTTTCCCTGACAACTGGACAGAAGGGCAAGCCGACACTAATCGCTATAAGCAGATGGGAAACGCGGTAGCCGTGCCGGTGGTAAGTTGGTTGGTCAATCGGCTTATGGAGGTAGCAAATGACTTGGATTAAACTAGATGACGGATTTCCCACCAACCCTAAAATCTTGCCGTTAAGTGATGCAGCTTTTAGGCTTTACATTGAAGGCTTGTGCTACTCAGGCAAGTACCTCACCGATGGACTACTAAACGAGGTCATCGTCAAGCGAATGGGTGATCCTGAGGAGCTAGTTGAGGCTGGCATTTGGGAAGAGGTCGAAGGCGGTTATCAAATCGTCAATTACACCGAGTACCAAACCCCTAAAGCCGAGGTTGAGAGAAAAAAACAATTATCTCGAAATAGGGGGTTACGCTACAAAATTATTCAAGAAGGTTTGATCCCATTTACAGAACAAGAGGTTTTAGAAAAATGGGGAACTGATTGCCATATCTGCGGAGAGCCGATAAATCTTGATGCTCCAAGACATAGCAAAGAACCCGGTTGGAGAAAAGGTTTACATCTAGACCATGTAATTCCTGTAACTGCTGGTGGCCCGACTACCCTAGAAAATGTAAAACCTGCTCACGCGGTTTGCAATTTAAGCAAAAACAATTTTCAGAGAAACGCAGAAAAAACGCAGCCAGATAACAGAATACAGATTACAGATACAGAGATAAAAAAGACTTCATCAAACAAGTTTGATGATTTTTGGTCTGCCTACCCAAGAAAGGTTGGAAAGCGGGATGCCGAACGCGCTTACACGCGGGCGTTGAAGGTGGCTTCCTTTGAAGAAATCCTTGAAGGAGCTAAACGCTACGCGGCAGATCCAAACCGAACTGCTGAATTTACGGCTCATCCGGCAACTTGGCTGAATCGTGGGTCATGGGCAGACGAACCGTTACCCCCTAGAACGCCCACAAACGGCTCTCAGAGGCTTGTAACCACTCCAACCGCTACACCGCCTAGATTCTCCTCAGAAGATCAGCCACAGGGCGCTCCTATGCCCGATTCGGTAAGGGCGCTTTTGGGGCGTTTGAGCGATTTGCACCAGTAAGTAATCTGTGCCACCATTTTCTGTAAGAGTTACAAGATCAGGGGGATTTATGAAAACTCTTCGAGTACGCAAAGCAAGCGATGTAAGCCTTGGCGATGTAATTTATTTTGCCGGTCAGCACCTCATGGTAACCGACATTGAGGTTTATCGCTTTGGGCGCGAGCTACATCTACAAGAGCAAACAGGTCGCACCACAGTCCGATTTTTTGCCGATTACGAAACACTCAGTATTGAAGGGTGATTAAGTTTTCGGTGGAAGGCACACCGATTCAGCAAGGCTCTATGCGCCATATTGGGCATGGAAGGATGATCCACAACAAGGCGGTAGAACTAGCCGCGTGGCGGGCAGATATAGCCTCTGCCGCTAAATTAGCCGGTTGCACACCAATCCTCGACCCGATTGCGATAACTATGAGATTTCGAGTCAAGCGCCCCAAGTCGGTTAAGCGTGACTACCCAACGGTAGCTCCCGATCTGGACAAATACATCCGAGGAGTCAATGACGGGCTAACGGGCGTGGCGTTCGCAGATGACTCACAGGTAATTAAGATAATCGCCAGCAAGGAATACTCGGATACGCCGGGCGTGGATATCGAAATTAGCGAAGGTTTCGATTGCCTTTAGAACATCTGTTCGATTATAACGATTTGGTAACAATCCAAGAAATCTGCCAAATATTCTTCCAATCTGCTTGACTCAGGCGTATTGTTCTTCTTGTCAGGGCAAACGACCCCGATAAAACTGGAGGCAAGAAATGAACATCTACACAAAGAACATTGCTGAACTTCTTAATGTTTCTGTTGAAGAAGCAAAGAAAGTTCAAGACTACATTGATGAAGAAATTGGTTTTGATTACTCAGAATGTTCAACACGCCAATTCAACAATGCAGTTAAGCAAGCCGTTAAAGAAATGGCGGTTGCATAAATGGCAACGCGCAAAGAAGTTATTGAGGATATTTCATTTGATCTTGGAGTCATTATTCGCAAGTTTGAAAGTGACTTAGAAAATCTCAAGCATCTAAAAAATGTTGTTGATACTTGGGAATCGTCAGGTGAGTACGAAGGAGAGTTGCAATTCAAAATATCTGAAACTCTGCTTGGACTTACCAATAATTCTAATTGGATTGCTTATGCGGGTTCGGCTATTCGCAAGGCAGGTGCATAAATGATCGCGCTACTTTTAATCGGCATACCCGTACTAGGCGGGGCATTGTTACAACTCGTATTCTTTATTGAGGAGGCCCTGAATGGCTAAGTTTATGTGCAAGGAAAATCATTGGAAAATTGACGGCACAAAACTTGTGCTTGATACTCCCGAAGGTCAGGAAATTGTTGAGCAAATGGTTAAGGCTATTCAGGCTCGCGTTCGTTTGGCGATCTACGGGGAAATTTGCGCCCTTGATCTTACAACGCGCCGTAAGCAGATTGTGAAGAACGGACTAGAGAACTCGCTCTTGCAGGTGCAGGATCTTTGCGCGCAGATTGCGTTGGGTCAGTAATGAATAAAAAAAATATTAAGCGCGCCAAAGAAGCGTTGGAAAGAAATAAAAGGCTGATTGAAAATAGTCGCTTAGGAATTCCTAGCGAAAAATCCAACACTTACAAGGTTGGCAAGTCTCCAT